TTAGAAATTTAGTTAATACAGGAAAGCAATTAGAAAATTTAAGGACTAGATTAAAGTTTTTACTTAAAGATACAAACGAGGGTGCAAAGGCGTTTGATAATATGACTAAGTTTGCATCTAAAGTTCCTTTTTCACTTGAGGAAATACAAGCTGGTGCTGGTATCCTTGCTACAGTTACAGATAATGCTGATGACTTACAAAAAATGTTAGAGATAACAGGGAATGTTGCCTCTGTTACAGGATTAGATTTTAGAACAACTGGAGAACAAATACAAAGATCATTTAGTGCTGGTATAGGTTCAGCAGATATGTTCAGAGAAAAAGGTGTAAGAAATATGCTCGGTTTTAAAGCTGGTGCAACTGTATCCATTGAAGAAACAGTAGAAGCCTTTGAAAGAGTTTTTGGTAAGGGTGGTAGATTTGGAAAAGCTACAGATGAGTTAGCAAATACATTTGAGGGAACTTTATCAATGATAGGAGATAAAGTATTTAATTTTAAAAAGGTATTATTAGAAGCTGGATTCTTTAAAGAACTTAAAAATCAATTTGGAGATTTAGATAAATTTTTACAAGATAATGCAAAAGATTTAGATAGAATTGCAACATCAGTTGGAAAAAATTTAGCACAAGGAATGGTAAGAGTAGTCCAAATAGGTAAAGATTTAATTCCTACAATAAATAAAATAGGTTCAGGATTAAAAAGTATTTTTGATGGATTTATGGCTATGCCAGAATTTGCAAGAGAAATAGGTATCGTTGGTGCATTTTTATTAGGAAAAAAAGGTGCAATAGGATTAGCTTCAATAAGTTTTGTAATTGATAAAGTTAGTGATTTATTAAAAAAAGAAAGAATTGGAAGTGGTTTAATTGATGTTGCTAATATTGAAGAAGCAAAAATAAGATTAGCAGAAATTAATAAACAATTAGAAGATGGGTTAAAAAAAGAATTAGAATTTATAGATGTAAGAAATAAAGGAACAATAATTGTAGAAAATTATAATGAATTAAGTGAAGAACAATTAAAAACTTTAAGAAAACAAAAATTAGAACTTGAGGATTTTATTAAATTTGAAAAAATAAAAAGTGGTGTTTTATCAGAATCAAATCATCACTTATTTGAAATGGCAAATAATGTTGAAAAAATAAAAGAAGAACAAAAAGAAATAGTTAAATTTACATCTATATCTAATCAACATATGTTTGAAATGGCTAATGCAGTTAAAAAAACAGAAGAAACTTTTAAATCTATGAATGAAACTGCTTTAAAAAATTTGCAAGAAAAATTTACAAATATTTCAACTTCAATTAAAGAGGGTTTAAACTCTGGTATTACTTCATTCTCAAATGCTTTATCAAGAGCAATTATATTAGGAGAAGATTTAGGTAAGTCATTTAAAAGAATGGTACAAGATGCACTTGTGCAAACATTAGCTATTTTAATTGAAGTTGTTATTAGACTAGGAATTCAAAAACTATTAAACATTGATCTCGAAAAACAAGAAAATAAAAAATTAAATAATGCTAAAAAATATACATCAGAATTAAAGAAACAAGTAGGTCTTGCATTTTTACTTGCAATACTTACAGGTGGTGGTTCTATGGGTGGTGGTTTTTTAAGTACGAGTGGTGGTTCAATGAAAACATCAGCTAAAGGTGGAGCAATAAGAAAAGGGCAACCAAGTATAGTTGGAGAAAATGGGCCAGAATTATTTATACCTAATCAAACAGGGCAAATTACACAATCAGCAAGAGGAACAGATGGTGGTGCAGTAAATGTTAATTTTAATATAACAACAGTTGATGCAAAAGGCTTTGATGATTTATTAGTTTCAAGACGAGGAACTATCTCAAGAATTATTAATGAATCTGTTAATGAAAGAGGGAGAGAGGCAATAATATAATGGCTGGTGCATTTCCTATATCAAACTCAAAATTTAAAACTTTAGGTATTAGATCATTACAAAATACTTTAATGTCTAAATCAGTAAGTGGTAAAAGATTTGCAAGACAAATAGATGGTCAAAGATTTGGATTTACAGCTAGTATTATAACTGCAAAACGATCTGATGTTTTTGGAGAATTAATGGCATTTATCATGAAACAAAGATCATCAAAAGAAACATTTACAATAGTTCCACCAGAAATATCTAATGCTAGAGGTACAGCTAGTGGTATTCCAAATGGAACTGCATCTGCTGGTGCTACATCTGTTAGTTTAGGTGGTACAGGAACAGGAACATTAAAAGCTGGAGATTATATTAAGTTTGCTAACCATGACAAAGTTTATATGGTAGTTGAAGATCAATCAGATATTTCAACAGGCTCATTAACAATAGAACCACCATTAAGACAAGCTGTATCAAATTCTGATATAACTTATGATAGTGTTCCATTTACAGTTTATTTATTAAATCAAATGCAAGAATTTGGTGGTGTAGGTTCAGATAAAGATGGTAATGTATTATATAAATTTGAATTAGATGTTGAAGAATCATTGTAGATGAAAAAATATATAATTAGACACAAAATAAATGCCGATTTTATTGCTGAAGTTATTGTTAATGAAGATGAAATAGATGCTAGTATTAACGATCTTAAAGAATACAAGAAACCCAATAGCAAATTTGAATATACTATGTTAAAAGGTACAGAAAGTGTAACCCAAACAAATTACGAATTATATGACGAGAAACCTAACGACAGCATTAAAAAATGAACTTGCTAACTATGTATTACGCCCTGTTCATCTAATTACTTTTAATTTCTCTACACCTGTTAATTTTACTGATTGTTCATTTGCTTTAACAAGTTCTGTATCTGGGTCATCAGTTACATATAATCCTCAAGGTTTTGTAAAAAATTTATCTCAATTTTCAGAAGAAGTGGATATTACCAAATCATCATTAAGAATAGGTCTATCTGCTGTAGATCAAACTTATATCTCTATTGTCTTAAATGAAAATGTTGTTAATGACCAAGTTAAAATATTCAGAGGTTTTTTAGATTCTAATAATTCCTTGATTGCTGATCCTTTTTTACTTTATGATGGTCAAATAGATACATTTGAAATTAATGAGGGAGAAGATTCATCAGATATAGTATTTACTATTGTTTCACATTGGGCAGATTTTCAAAAAATATCAGGAAGAAAAACAAATCCTACATCACAGCAAAGATTTTTTAATGGAGATAATGGTATGGAATTTAGTTCAGAAACAGTACAAGATATTAAATGGGGTAGAGAATAATGCAAGATATTATAAGACTTTTTAGAAATACAAATTATTATAACTATTTAAGAGATAAAGATTTAATACATTATTTAAACCCAAGTATAAATTTAAATCAATATAAAAAACATTATAACTATGATGAACTTATAGGATTTACTAATTGGGCTTATCTCTCTAATCAAGCCTACAATAATTTTACACAAACAGGAAAAATAAATTACAAAGAATGGAACTCAGGTTCTAATTTAGTATTTGTACAGTTTATAGCTATTAAAAATATTAGAAAAATTTTTAAGTGTTGTATTAATATGGCAAGAAAATTTAAAGGTGTTAAAGATAATTTTACTTGGTTAAGAGTAGAAAATAATAAAATTAAAAGAGTTATAATTAAGGATTTATAATGGGTGGATTTGTTGATTGGGTTACAGATACAGTAGATGATGTTGTAGATTTTGTAGTAGATGTAGTTGATTCTGTAATAGGTTGGTTAATACCAGATTTAGAAATACCTGATTTTGGCACAGGAGAATTTGACGATTTTGAAAAAGGTGTTTTATTAAATAAACAATCGAATGACGCATCTATTCCTGTAATTTATGGAGAAAGATTAGTAGGTGGTACTCGTGTCTTTTTAGATTCTGGTGGTGGAACTACAAATGAATATCTTTATATGGCTATCGTTATGGCAGAGGGAGAAATTAATAGTATTGAAGAAATAAGAATAGATGACAAAGTTGTTACATTTGCATCTGGTTTTTCTGATGGTACAGCAGTTGAAGTAGATAGTTCAGATACTAATTTTTATAAAGCTGACCCAAATGTTGAGGGTGCAAGTGCTGAAAGTGTTATTAGATTAGAGCCACACTTTGGAACAGATAGTCAATCTGCATCAACATTATTATCAACTTTATCTAATTGGGGAAGTAATCACAGATTAAGAGGTTTATGTTATCTTGCAGTTAGATTTAAATGGAATCAAGATTGTTTCTCAGGCATACCAAAGGTACAAGCAAAAATTAAAGGTAAAAAAATAAAAACTTATAATGCAAGTCTTGTTGAACAATCTGCAAGTTATCAAACTAATCCAGCATGGTGTTTATTAGATTTTTTAACTAATGAAAGATATGGAAAAGGTTTATCGGTAAATGACATTGATTTACAAAGTTTTTATGATGCCTCTGTTATTTGTGAAACACAAGTAACTCCATATTCTGGTGCAAGTGATATTAATATTTTTGATACAAATTCAGTATTAGATACATCTAAAAAAGTAATAGATAATGTAAGAGAATTAATTAAAGGTTGTAGAGGTTATTTACCATATACATCTGGTAAATATAAACTTATTATCGAAACAATAGGCACAGCTTCTTTAACTTTAAATGAAGATGATATTATCGGTGGAATTAAATTACAAAGTGAAGATAAAAATAGTAAATACAATAGAGTTATTGTTTCATTTATTAATCCAGATCGAAATTATCAAGTAGATCAAGTTCAATTTCCACCTATTGACGATTCAGGATTACCAAGTGCAGATCAACACGCAACTATGAAAACTGCTGATGGTGGTTTTTTACTTGAGGGAAGATTTGATTTTAAAACAATTACATCTCCATATCAAGCAGAAGAAATGGCAGAGATTATTTTAAGAAGATCAAGAAATGCAAAAAAATTATCTATTAAAGCTAGAGCAAAAGCATATGATTTAGCAATCGGAGATATAGTTAATATCAGCTTTAATAGTCTAGGTTATTCTTCTAAGCCATTTAGAGTTGCAAGTGCAACATTTAATCAAGATTATACTATGGCATTAGGATTAGTTGAACACTCTGATAGTTTTTATACTTGGGCTACAAAAACACAACAAGCTACAGTACCTACAACTAATTTACCAAATCCATTTACTATCCAACCACCAGCGAGTGTAACATTAGATGATACATTAATCGAATATAATGATGGTACAGTTATTGTAGCTTTAGATGTAAATATAGGTGCGAGTACAGATAAATTTATAGATTATTACCAAGTCGAATATAAATTAAGTACAGATTCAGATTTTATTATTTATGCACAAGGCTCAGGATTAAATCACAGAGTTTTAAATGTAATTGATCAAGAAACTTATGATGTAAGAGTTAAGGCTGTAAATAGTTTAGGAGTATCTTCAACTTATGTATCAGCACAAAGAACTATTATTGGTGCAGTAGAACCACCAGCCGATGTAACAGACTTTGCTTGTAATATTGTAGGACAAGAGGCTCACTTATCATGGACACAAATACCAGATTTAGATTTAGCATATTACAGCTTAAGATTTAGTGAAGAAACAGATGGAACTGCTGATTGGCAAAACTCAGTAGCATTAGTAGAAAAAGTATCAAGACCAGCAACTTCAATTTCTGTACCAGCTAGGGCTGGAACTTATCTTTTGAAAGCAGTAGATAAACTTGGTAACTTTAGTTCAAATGCAACAGCTATTATTTCTAATGTAACAGGAGTTGCTAATTTTAATGCAATAGCTACTCAATCTGAACACCCAGATTTTAATGGAACTTTAACTAATACTGTAATTACAGATGATGCTATTGAATTAGATTCATCAGAACTCTTTGATAGTGCTTCAGGAAACTTTGATGATGAAACAACTAGATTCTTTGATTCTGGTGTTGCTAATGCTGATTTTTATGCAAGTGGTAATTATTTATTTGCAGATGTAATTGATATAGGTGCTAAACATACAGCTAGAATTACTGCATCATTAACGCAAACATCAGATAACCCAGATGACTTGTTTGATAATAGATCAGGATTATTTGATTCTACTTCTTCTAACTTTGATGGAGATACACCAGCTAATGCTAATGCACATATAGAAGTTGCAACAAGTGATGATAATGTAACTTATACAGCTTTCCAAAACTTTGTAATTGGAGATTACACAGCTAGATATTTTAAATTTAGAGTAGTATTAATTTCAAGAGATGGTGCTTCTACTCCTAGAGTTTCAGCAGTAACAGTAACTATTGATATGCCTGATAGAATATTTAGTGGAAATGATATAGTATCTGGTGCTGGAACTAAAACTGTAACATTTACAAATCCATATAAAACTGTTAATTATGCAGTTGGAATTACAGGACAAGGAATGTCCACAGGAGATTATTTCTTGGTAGAAAATAAAACTATTAATGGATTTGATGTAACATTTAAAAATTCAAGTGATACAGCAATATCTAAAACATTTGATTTTATTGCAAAAGGGTTTTAAAAGGAGTATAAACACATCATGGCACAACACGATTACGATATAGCGAACCAATCATTTCCCTCATTTAGAACTGATCTAAACAATGTTCTTGAGGCTATAAATACATCTAATTCTGGTACATCAAGACCAAGTGGTGCAGTAGCTGGAACAATTTGGCTAGACACAACTTCTGCAACTACTCCTACTCTTAAATATTATGATGGTGCTGATGATATATCTCTTGCAACTTTAGACCACACAGCTAACACAGTTAATTGGCTAGATAGTTCAGTTTCATTTGATATAGTTTCAGATACTA